ATTCATTGTTGCTTAGAACATTTGGTGCCCCCCCGCACCGTCTTAACTGCTGCCTGAGTTCTTGTCTGCTGCCGCTGCTTGTCATGGCTGCAGTCGCTGTCCGCAACATCGGAGTGGTCACCATCGCGCCAGTCCTTCTCGCGCGTCTTGTTCCGCTCTTCAAGGTGTCGCGGCTCGGGCCGGCTGGGAAGATCCTCGAGTACGTCGCGAGTTGGCCTTACCAGGTGGCTGCCGTCCTCATGGCGCTGTCTGTGGCTTACTTCCTCGCTCGGCATTTGCGCAGCAAGGCTGACTTGGCCAGCCGAGTTGTCACTATCGCGCGAGGTCTGCATCTCCAGACTGACATCGGGGGCGAGACTCTGAGCTTTAACGGCGTGTCTTATCGCGCCATACCTGATTTTGTCGATCGCTTGGAGCTCGTGGGCGGGGGTTTTGCGCCCGGCCGTGTGCGCTTTCGGTTTCAGGAGGTGTCTTCCCCAGAGATCGAGGCAGTCCTGGCTGGGTCTCAACCAATCCAGGAGCCGACGTTGCCGATGCACAGCTTCATGCTCGCCGTTGGAACAATGGTTGACACTGGCGATGGGCCAGCGTTTGTCCCCTCTGGGGCTGGCATTCGCGATGGCTCCTACATCGTCACGGCAAGGCACAATTTTGAAGCGGCCCGCTCTGTTCTTGCTCAGTCTCCGAGCCTGACGGTTCTCTCCCACAACGGCAAGTGTGTCACGATACCGCTTGACCGCAAGCGCTTGCACTGTCTGCCCTGTGCTGGCCCGTATGCTGGCACTCCGTTCGACTTGTGCATGTACAACGTGGAAGAAGACATCTGGGGCCCTCTTGGCGTCTCCACAGTCACCGCGAAGATGCTTTCCGACGAGTCAACAGGACCAGTCCGCCTGTACGGCGTTCCTGGAGCCGGGCTTTGGAAAACCTCTACCGGTGAGCTCCGCCCCGAGTTAGGCGCTGAACATCCTGGCTGCTTGTTTCACACCGCGTCGACAGTCGCGGGGTTTTCGGGCAGCCCGTTGATCCAGTGCCTCGGTGGCGGTGGCACTCGCATCCTGGGGTTTCACGTTGCTGGAGACTCCTCCCACCGCGGGCAAGCGAACCAGGCCGTCGGTATCTACGCGTACCGTAGGCTTAGGTCCCACGTCGGACTCGGCCCTACGAACATGTCTGACTACGTCGGCCAGGTCGTCCGCGCGGTGCAGGGGAAGCCGGCAACTGACTGCGAGTCCGTCGAGTCGCGCGGCAGACAGCCGCACTGGAGCGAGACCTTGCGGCGCAAGGAGCAGCAGTATATCACCGAACTCGTCAACGCAGACCTCCTTGCGCAGCGGCATGATCCGGCAGAGGGCCCGCTGCGAGACGTCCCGGGCCGCCCGTTCCAGCGCAGTCAAGGCTTGTCGGCTCCCGCCGGTCAACGGCCTGACCCAGACCGCGCTTGGGCGAACTTGGTTGACTCGGACAGTGAGACCGCACTCGCCGGCTTGAGCCGTCAACAGGTTGAGCGTTTGTGTCGCCAACTGCAGCTCCGCGCGGAGGCGATGGCGGAGTCATCCTGCCAGGTCTCGCGCGGCCCAGAGGGCCGCCATTTGACCTGGGAAGAAGTGCGCGAGTATCAGCGGCGTGCTGGCAATGACATCTTCGACGTGGACACCGCCCATTTGCGCGATGCCATCAACGATGAAGAGTGTGTCGTCTACGTCGATGCTTCGAAGTCCGCCGTCAAGGCCGACACCAACCCTGTGGAAGCTTGCGCGCCGCAGCCTTTCCGCGAGGGCTGGCACGACAACTATTTCGCGCCCTTTCTGGCTGGCAAAGACCATTACCGCCGGCATGTCGACGACGAGCCCGCTGGGAATCCGTTCTTGCCTGCCTCAGTCCAGGCTGCCATCAACGTCGCCCCCCGCCCCGAGATCGACACGATTCTGCCTGCCATCATGCAGGGTGGCGTCTCGAACGCCTACCTCGCGTGTTGGTACCACCCTCGCGAATTGCTTGCACACCCTTGTTTCGCCGAGATGAACGAGGTCATCAAGTGTGTCAGCATGGTGCCTGCTTCGGACTCCCTTCCCCGCGACGAGCGGATCGCGTGCGACAGCACTGGAACGCCGGTCTTCGGTCTTTTGGGGTCTGCTGACTTGGCCTACGCTGAGCCGTTCGCGCCAGGTCGTCCCGTCCCCCACATGATGGAAGCCGACCTTGCGCAGGCCCTGGGTGGTGAACTCACGGACGAGGTCTACAAGTACCAGGCTCCTCCTTCGGGTGCCGCGGCCATGCAACACAGCCTGGTCGCTCAGGCCTCGGAGTTGCTTACGCCTAAACCTTACTGCGAGGTGTTCGACACCAGCGATGCGCGTCAACACCTGTCTCGCACTTTCTTCCTCACCATCCGTGATTTGCCGGTTGTCCTCAATGGCTGTTTTGGCACTGACTTCCCGGCTGCTTTTGATGCCCTCCTCGACTCGCTGGACCCCGACAAGAGTGTCGGCTGGACCGGTTTCTTGGACACGGGCGGACTGGCGGCCAAGAAGAAGCGTGCCTGGAAAGACGATGTCCAGCTGCGTCAAAAGTTGTTCCGCCTCGTTTGCATGCGTGTCGCTTTGCGCGCGGCCGCCTGGCGCAACATCGGTGACATGTCAGCAAGTGACATGGTCCGGCTTGGCTTGGCCGACCCAAAATGCTGCTTCATCAAACGCGAGCCTCACAGCTTGCGGAAAATTGAGCGGCGGGCGTACCGGCTTATCCATGCCAACAGCTTGATCGACCAGCTGACCACCCAGGTAATGCACGATGCCCAGAACAAGGCTGAAATTTACGGATACCAGGCCGAGCATGTGGACCAGACGACGATAGGTCTGTCGCATGCAGACGCGGGCGTGGAACGGCTCGGACGCGCGCTGGAGCGACTCTCTCGCGCGCACCCCGGAGAGCCTATCCACGACGCCGATGCGCGGCAGTGGGACATGTCGGTCACCAGAGACGACATTGTGGCAGATGCACAGAGGCGCCAGATCCTTCATCTTCGTGGCCAGTTCTACGACTACGACGGGCGGCGTGCCGATGTGCTGGCAAACGCGAGCTACGCTCTCCTGCTGTTCGCCGAGGCGATGGCTCGCTCCTGCCACATGTTTTGTCTTGGCCGTGCTCTCTGGGTTTCCCTCCGGATGGGCCAGACCGACTCTGGTTCCGCGTCCACGTCGAGCCAGAACACGTATATTCGTGCTCTCAAGCTCCGCCTCTGCGGGGCGAGTGACGTGCTTGCGAACGGCGACGACGCCCTCTTCACGGGCACCCTCCATGAGGCGGCTCACGCTGCCCTGGGCGTGTGCCACAAGGAGGGGGCTTCATCGAATCCGCCTGAAGGGCCCCACGAGTTCACGTCACATCGGTTCCGGTTCGACGGCAAGGCCTGGTCGTGCGAGTTCATGAATTTCGCGAAGTCGGTGGCGCGCCTGATTCTGGACCGCAAGAAGGATGGACGACCCGACACCCAGCAGCTCGCTGGCTTGCGCTTCTGCCTGCGCCACCAGCCCGAGCTCGACGGGAAGTTGCACCGCCTCGCGGTTCGTCTTGGGTGGCAGTGGCCGGTCCCTGACGAGTCTTTTGCTAGCCAGCTTTGACAAACGCTCCGCGGCCACCCGGTTAAGTCCTCCGGGGCGCGAAGCGGCAGGCACCAAGGTCACCTTTGCTCTACATGCACGCTGTTCCAGTGTGCTGTGTTCCTGTTTTCGTTTTCTTTTGCTGCTATGCCGCGCCGCCGCCAGAGGCGTCGACGCCCGCAGCAGCGCCCATTCACGCAGCTCCAGGCGCAAC